AGCGAAATTTCTTTTGCCTCTTCTTTAGTTAGCCCAACCCACTGACGCTCTGGTTGCGCCAGCTTCTCGCGCAAGACTATTGCTGTGCGTAGTTGGATGTCTGGGTTGTCGCTATCCAACGCTTCTAACGCCTGTTGCATAAGCTCGCGGTCAGTCATAGCCAACTTCCTTGCAAAACATATTTTTTCTTACCCTTTTGCCATACATCAATTTGTCGTTCCTTAAGCTTTAAACGCTTAGCGTAATACCGTGCTCTGCCCAAATGTTTGGTTGCGATAAAATTCTTGCCGCCGCCTTTGGGGTAATCAATCCAACGACAAATGACGTAGTACAGCTTCTTGGACCAGCAGTGTTTCATTTCTCCCCCCTTCTGCGAATAGCAGTAGCGCAATCGCAGCTGTACAGGGGGTTAAGCACATCTGTTTGCCACGCATTAGCAACTTTGGCGCACTCCTCCCGCTCATGCGCGGCAACAAGGGCGGCGAAGCGTTCAAGGGCGGCTATCCCGTCATGGTCTATCAGGTTCCATGCTTCAGCCTCCCGCGCCATGAGGATGATGTCTAATCTATTGATACAAGACGCAGGGTTTTGCGCTTCGCTATCAGTAGGTTTTTCTGCTGTTTCAGTCATGCTATTTTGTCCTTGAATCCACTTTGAGCAAGCCGTTTAAAGCAGCTTTCGCACTTCCAGCGAAACCCCTTGCCATTTGAAGTTGGGACTTTGTGGACCGCAGGGTTTACCCTGCATTGCTGACAGTTGTGTTTCATTTGTTTCTAGCCATTTGTCCTGCAAGGAACGCTTCCTTTACAACTTTTTCTTGATTACCCACTCGCAGTAACTGTGCTTTTAAATGGGCAATCTCTTTCTCAGAGTTTAAAGCCCCAGCTTCAAACCCTGCGTTCCATGCGTCATACATGTAACCTTCTATAGGGTGATACCCTTTTACCTTTGAGTATTCAGGCCACCATTCGCTCCAAATGTTCATGCTTTTGCCCTTATTAAGATTTCAAGTTCAGCGTTTGTTAAGCCGCGCGGTTTGCCTTTAAATAGCTCCTTCTCGACCCAAGGGCGCGTCCACATACATTTGAACTCTGGCCTAGCCCGAGTCTTTAATAGCTCCTCTGTGGTCCATACATCGCCGCCCAGACCCACCCACTCATGCGGGTTGATGTAATGAGGAACGTATAACTGTTCTGTACTTGGAATCCTAAATACAGGTTCTAGCTGGTAGTCGGTTTCACGTTTGTTTAACTCTAGAATGCTGAGGCCCATGCGTACCATCCTTTAATGTAATCTTTTAACTCTTCAATTGACCTTCCAAGAACAATCCAATCTCCGTTTTCTTTTACCTTTGAAAAACTAGAAACGTTTGTTCCGTTATCACCAACGATAACTAATACAATGAAATCAGTTGCCGCGAGTCTCTTTAACAAAAGCTCCTGACCAAATGGCATTGATTCTTTTTCTCGCTTCCATTCGGCCACCAAGAAATTGCCGTTCCTTTCCATAATCATATCTAGATTAGAAGGCAAGAACTTTGGATTGGATTTGATAAGCCCTTGGAACTCAGTGAAATCAACATGCGGGGCAAACTGATTTCGCATCATAACTTTGAATCTATATTGTTAACCTTATTCATTATCAAACCTTGCAACTTTAATATTTCGGTTGTCAAGTTAAATACTTTGGCTTTTATTTCTTCATTAGATGAAGCAGGTAAACTATCAAGAAGAGTATGAATAGAATGTATATCGTCGGAAATAGAGTTACCATTTTCTGTATCTCCGTCTGCGTTTGATTGCAACGATTCCTTCATCTTTTTCCTCCATCATTTCATCAGCAATTTGAAAGGCAATGTCTACAATTTCAGAAGGGTTTAAGTCTTGTTTTGACTGAACCAATCCGTTCATAGCCAATGCCGCTATAAACAACCTTACATCATTGTCCATTCCGAACTGCCGCTTTAAGGTTCTCGCAAACCAAATCAGCAAACGACTTGCCGGAAGGGAACATCATCTTTGCACCTTCTGTATCGTTGGCAATCTTCATAGCTTCGTTTAAACCATCATTGAATCCGGTGTTGAAGTCATTGCCTTGTAGTCTCATCCTTAGACCCTCCCTGACAACTTGTGACGCTGTCATGTTGGATTTCTTTGCGTATTCGGATAGAGCATCTTTGTCTTCCGGGGTGATGTAAATCATCACTGGGGTGACTGTCTTAAAACGTGTTTTTGAAGTGCTCATATTGTTTAAACAACTCGTCAAAAAGTTTTTGGGCCTCAACATCGATGTTGAGTTCTGTTCGGGATTCGATACCGCAGAACATGTAGATAGCATTGATAGCATCCTGTTCTGTTACACCGGCAGCATTGAATTCGTTGTAAACCCAAAACTGAAAATCGCGGTCGCGGCATAAAATCCCGGCCTTCTGTACCCTGTCTAGGTAAGTGACAGGCTCTTCGTCATCGCCAATCTTAACCAAGGCGCATCCGTATCTGGACCCAACAACATCCCTAAACAACTCGTCAGGGATGTCATTGGGGTGGATTCGTAGTGTTAGTACGAACCCCGCAACGTCCTGTTTGAGGGCAATCTTTTGACACTCAAACTGGAGAGCTTTCATGATTGGAATATCTTCCCTTCAAGGTAGCCAATCACAATCAATGCTGCTTTGTGTTGCTTCTCCACTTTATCAATGTGTAACCCTGCGCCGTTATAAGCTTCAATCCAACGTTTAACTTCAGCCGCTAAACGCTCAACTTCAGCTTTCAGCTTCTTTACTTCGCTGTTTGCAAGGATTGCCTCCGTATTGATGCGGACTTTGGGTTTCTTCACGGGTTTTTTCTTAACACCCTGACCGTTCTTTACCCCGATAGGGCGACCGGGACCACGTTTAATTTCAGAAGGGGATGTCATCGTCTTGTTCCTCTTGTTTAGGTTGAACTTTTGGTACTGCTGTTGGAACCCACTGGTCTACCTTCAATGACAGATAAGATTTACCAGAGGTTTTCGAGACTGATTTCCAGCCCGAAAGTTTTACAACGGCCATGCCGTTTGAGTCGATATCCAATGTCTTTGTATCAATGAAGATATCGCCTTTCATGTCTGGGCTATTCTCATTGCTCTTAACATTGATTTTAAATAACGAACCTGTATTAGGTTTAGGTTGGAACTTTTCCATGTCAATCCTTTAAATTAGATTTTAGTTCTCCGAAGCGTGCCTTCAGCTTTTCATAAAGTTCAGGCGAATCTTTTTTTAGGTTGTTGATATCCTCCTGATTCTTCTTCCATATATCGGCAAGGTCTGCCTTTGTAGTGATTAGGTTTGCCCATTCAATTGTCTTCTCCACGAAAAGTGCATGATTGGGGTTCTCTACCGGCTTTTCTACCGGCTTTTCTACCGGTTTCTCTACCTTCGCAGGAGGTTTCTCTGCCTGAGGCGAAGCGTCGACCGCATCATGTTCGGTAAGCTCAAGCGCCATCAACCATAGGTACCTACGCAAGTAGGTATGGGTCGACCCCAAGTCCTGAATAGGTTGCCCTTTAGGATTGGATGCGGACACAACCGGACTAACGAAGGCAACCGACCCTGTTCCTTCTGTGTCATGCACCGTCAGCGTGGCGTTGGCACCCTCGAAACTAAACACCCCAAGCAACCCAACATCATTGAAGATGCGATGGGTATGGGGAAGAAAATCCCCAAGCTCAAAGTATTCGTACCCCGCAAACTTATTCTTCCCGCTCTTCTTCATGTCAACGGAAAGAAGCTGAACCCTAGCTTCAGCAAGCTTCTTATAAACAGTCATCATCACTCCAATGTAGCCAAGTATTGACGGGTTAACTCGTACGCCATGAGCGAAATTGCGTCACTAATTAACTCAAGGTCTTCTGGATGGTTATCCGCCCATTTCAAATAATCTGGCGGAATGTTGGTTGCAAGCGCCAACATAAATTCGTAAGCCATTTCATCTCTCGTCTTCATTACTACTCTCCTGTTTAAACTGCGAACACCACGCGGCAACGCCGCAGAAATTACCAGTGCAACGCACCGGCTCACCCTTACGTTCAACAACGTTGAACTTAGAATCTGTTGAGGCTAAAGCGATTGCTTCCTCACTGTTGTCGTAGACACGAACAGCAGTCTTACGACCTTCTTTCATAACTGCCCATTTATCTCCGCGTACCCAACGGTCTGCGTCAGTACACAGGGGAAGTTCGTCGCCCCAATCATGGGAAACCTTTGCCTGTCTGTGAGCCTCGATGCGGTCGCGGATAAATTTTTCTGTGACGGACATCTCCCAAATTGGGATATCGACCATCGCAATCGGGGCGGGGGGGTAGTCGGCCTTGACTGCCGCTTCTCTGCGTGACCAATCCCGAATCAACGCGCAGATACGAATCGACCGCACCGTCTTGCCTTTGACCTTGTTAACGAGGTAGGCATAGCAGTTCTGTTGCTGGTGCCAATCTTCTTTGTCAGCCCGCAGGGACCACGCAGAGGTGAACTTGTAGTCCACGATATCAACCATGTCCCCATCGACGCGCTGAAGGTCAATGGCACCCGATAGACGCACCCCGTCGATATCCAGAAACAATCTCTCTTCTGAGATGTGGTCTGCGACCTGACTGCGCTCTGCCACTACATGAAGGGCTGAACCCATCATGCTCCACAACATGTCAGAAACGTCTTGCTCAAGCGACTCATTGTGTTCTTCACGCAATCGTTGAACACGAGGCGGTGAGATAATCTCAGTCACGCTATAAGTGGACTTGCCCTTTGAATAGAAGTCGCGGGAGGCTAAAGCCATCAACGGTTCCGGCACCCCAAATTTATTCGTTATCTTCACATTCTCTCCAGTGTTAGGTGAGGGGGAAAGTAGATTCCGCGCCCCTCTTTCGCGGCAATGAACAAACCCAACCCGCATTTAAGCCGGGAGAAGGTTGGGTTTAGCAGGAACCGCTCGCATCTACTAGGCTAGGTAGCCCGCCTCAATATCCACCCCCGTATTTCTCAATGATAGGGTAGTCGGAACGAACATGCAAGCACTTACAGAAATCTGTTTAGAAATTTTGGGCGAACCCGCATCAAAGGCAAACAGCCGAAGGCTTGTAGCTCGCGGGGGCAAACCTATGTTCATCAAGTCTGAAAAGGCGTTGACTTACGCTGATTCATTTAAACAACAATGCGCTGATTTCTATCACCCGCTTGAAGGCGATGTATGCGTGGAGATGACCATCTACTACGCATCCCGTAGGCCCGACCTCGACGAGTCACTCATCCTTGATTTGCTGCAAGGGGTAACGTATTTAAACGACCGGCAGGTCAAGCGTAAGGTCATCCAATGGGGACTCGACAAAGAGAATCCCCGTTGCATCATCCGGGTAACCCCGATACAGTGAAGTTTGTTCTCCTCCAGTGGTGTGACCCACTTTGAAGCCCCCTCCGAGGGGCTTTTTTTTCGCTTGACAACTGGGTAGCAATGACGCTAGAGTCGGCTTCATTGGGTGTGACAGCTCAAAGAATCGCTAAGTAAGGCTCCGCCCCGCAAGGGGAACATCCACAAGATGTCTGTCACCGGGGCCTTTCTTAGCGGTTTTTTTTTGCCCTCCCATTCGCACTCCTCGCGTTAGCAATGCACCTGCATGGGTGGCTGGGAAGAGAACACCGGAACGGGGCAACACCTCCCTTGATATCCGCGTAGCCTGTCCGCGAGGGACTACAGAAGATACCTAGAACAGGGTGGTAAACCACTAGGTATTCGATGAATCGCGGCGTCAAGCGAACGCTGGGAGAAGCCCCATGAGAGGCCCTCCGGGCGAGTGGTCTACGGACCACCTTGGTAGACTTATGTCCTTGAAAAAGCAAGGGATTATAGTTGTAAGAATTGTTCTCTTGTTTCGACTCTAGCTGACATGTACGATAAGAATCCATTGGAGGAAGCATGGCAAAGAAGCTTGAAGACAGAAATTGGAAGCATGAATACGAACTCCAAAAAAAGAGAGGGGATACCGAAGGACAACTTGAGAGACAACGTGCGCGCAGGATGTACGACAAGGAAGGCATCGACCGCGCCGGCAAGAACATCGACCACATCAAACCGTTAGCGAAAGGGGGCAAATCAGTCCCCGGTAACCTACGACTGCGCTCACCTAGCGCAAACAAAGCTGACAACAAGCCGAAGAAATAATGCAAGTCGAGGCACTTGTTGCGTCACTGCATGTGCATCAACACGCCCGTGCGGTGTGTCCCAACTGCGCTGACGAACGAAAGAAAAGAGATAAGGACCTAGTCATCAACCGTAGCGGGGATGTCTGGGTCTTTTTTTGTCACCACTGCAACATCAAGGGCATCGTCCCGGTGTTTAAACGCGAGAAACCAATGCAGGTTCAATCCATCAACACCAACACCTTCGATTTCCTTCAACAGGAACACTATGACTTTTTATCGACGCGCGGCATCAGCAAAGAGACGGCAGATGGTGCCCAGCTTTTTGCCGCTAATAAATTCTTTCGCAAACTTAATGCATCTTCCAAGGCGATAGGTTTTCCCTACTACAAAAACGGCAAGCTCATAGGCACGAAGTACCGGTGCCTTGAAACGAAGGACTTCACTCAGGACCCCGGTGGCAACAACGAGTTCTACGGCATCGACACAATCAAAGAAGGTCCAATCGTCATTGTCGAAGGCGAGATTGATGCATTAACACTCCGGGAGTGCGGCATTGAGAACGTCCTATCGGTTCCATCTGGCGCACCAATGAAGGTTAGCAACGGGAAGATTGACGCATCAGAAGACAAGAAATTTGAATTCGTTTGGAATTCATTCGACATTCTGAGTAAAGCGCCCTACGTGACCATCGCCACTGACAATGACGCGGCGGGGCAAGCATGCGCCGAAGAACTGGCCCGAAGGATTGGAAAGGACAAGTGCCGTCTTACGACTATCCCGGCAAAGGACCTGAACGAGGTGATGCTGAAGGACGGCGCGGACGCAGTCAGACAGGTCATTGCATCTGCACAACCTTACCCCGTAGCTGGACTAAGCGAGGCAACCAAGTACGAAGAACGTTTAAACGATTTATGGGAGAAGGGCAACGGCAAGGGGGAGTCGACCGGCTACTCTAACGTGGACCAGATTTACACCGTGGCGCAGGGCCAGCTAACGGTGGTCACGGGGTACCCATCATCAGGCAAATCAAACTTCGTAGACCAATTGATGGTCAACCTTGCGAGAGCGCATGACTGGAAGTTTGCCGTTTGCAGTTTCGAGAACGCGCCCGAAATCCATATCTCAAGACTCATGGAGTTATACAGTCAGAAACGGTTCTTTGAGGGGGCTCAACGCATGAGCCAACAAGAGAAGGATGAGGCGTTTAAATGGGTTAAGGACCATTTCCTGTTCCTAGATTCTGAAGGGGCGGAGCCATCGACCATCGATTCGATACTGGAAAGAGCGAGGGTAGCGGTCGCACGCATCGGCATTAGAGGGATGGTGATTGACCCCTACAACTACATCGACAACAAGGGCAACGTACAAGAGACTGAGTTTATATCGGGCATGCTAACCCGCGTACAAGCCTTTGCAAAGGCTTTTGGGGTCCATGTATGGTTCGTGGCCCATCCGAGCAAAATAACGCGCTCTGGGATGGATTTACCGCGTCCTGACGGGATGGCAATCAGTGGTTCTATGGCTTGGTGGGCGAAGGCCGACTGCGGCATCACCGTCCATAGGGCAAAACCGAATGTAGAGATTGCAGTGTGGAAGTGCAGGTACCGGTGGATAGGCCAGCAAGGCGAAACAACATTGGCCTATGACAAGGCAACGGGTTCCTACTTTGAAACCGCCGATGATGATTTCATCTGAAACGTTAAAAACGCACCCCGTTTTTTAACACGTGGTGTCCAGTGTTTCGATACACCGGCCACCAACGTTTAAACGCAGTTAATACTTATTGCCGCTTTTTTGAGGCAAAAAAAAACCCCCCGAGCCGTGAGGCAGGGGGGGCTAGTGTCAAACCAATTCGCCCATTGGCCGGGAAAACTCTTGGGGTTTCTCCCCCATTCGCTTGCCTAACAAAAAGATTGCTTTATCGCGTTCGTGATTAATAACCTCTGGACCGATACGCTCTTCGTTTATGTTGGAATAGAAAGCATGCCATAAACCATTTTTAAGATAAGTGTTAATCATTTTCAATACTCCAGTTAGTGCGTTCATAAGTTGGAGGTGGAATGACTTTGTTAAATCCGCTGGACTTCCAACATGTGTGATTTAGTTTAACTGTCAATTGTTCTAATGTTTCGGCCTCTTCTAACGTTAGGTTTTCCCATAAAACAAGATTGCCATTGGCGTTAATCCAGAATTCGTACATGTTAATGCCTCGTTTTTTCATCGCATTCAACTTGAATTGCTTTGTCAATAAAAGAAAGAATATCTTCTCTTGGAATATTAGTCATCGACGCCGCATGCGCGAATATAATTGCTAATGCTGGCATTACATCATCAATGTCATGCCCCGAAAGTAGATTGCCAATCTCATTGGCTAGGTCAATTGTTTTATCGCCCATAAAAGCTCCAGTGATGGGGGGTCCCCGGTGTTAAGCAACGGTCTTGAGAAGATTGCCGAATGACTTAGTCGCAATATCACGCACGTGCATTACGTTTTCGGCGTTACGAAAGCACTCGCCAACTTGCGTATCGCCTATGCCAATCGCCGCAATCCTAATACCGCGCTTGTCTGCAAACTCCTGAAGGTACTTGATATGACGCGGGATGTAGCACTCCGCATCAGTCAGCAAGAAGAAAACCTTGCGGGACTCAGTGCGCCGCGACAATTCCTCAAGCTTAATATAAATCGCGGAGTAATCAGGCGTGCCGCCCGACGCCAACTCGTGCATCTTTCCAAGCTTGGCCGTCGCCCGGTGGAGCGATTCACACCATTGTTTAAACGGGATGAACTCGACAACCTCAGTCGAACTGATGCCGTTGTCGTATGACCCTCCGTGAAAACCAGCCACCTCAAACGAGGCGTTGGACTTCGCGAGGATTGCCGACAACTGAATCGCGATTGCTTGGGCGGTGTGAATCTCAGCACCGCGCATCGATGACGAGCAATCGACGAGCACCGACACGGCGGCGGTATCGGCCTCCGTCATTTCCCGGCGAGAGAAAATGTTGGCCTGACCCGTGGCATACCGCGTGAAGGCGCGACGGTCCAGCCGCCCCGACTCCTCATGCGTGGACCATCCAACGAAGTCCATCGACCGCAGGACCTGAAGAAGCTTCGCCCGTGTAGCGGCGATGCCGTGGATGGGCGAGCGCAGGATGTGCGAGTAAACGATTTCGTACTTATGCTTGCTCATTGTCACTCCCAATTGAAGTTATAGATGGTTGGTTTACGCCACGTTGGACGAGGCGTGTACTCATCAGCCGTGCATGCGTGCTCTTTCAGTTCATCAGCCAAGTCAGGCTCGATGGGGCGCTCGCCCCCCGCGCCCTTACCGCTGGCGGGTCCATCGCCCTTCTCATCGCCCTTAGCAGGGCCGTCAGCGGGTTTGTCGCCCTCACCCTCACCCTCACCTTCATCTCCGGGGCCGTCTGACGGGCCTTCTGATGGGGCATCTCCGGGTCCGGTTTTAGGTCCGTCCGAGGATTGATTGCTTGGAGGCTTGAGTGCGTTTAAACGCGCAAGCAGTTCGACCGCAATCTTCACAATCTCAGCGGTGGACTGCGCTTTGTGCGCCTCGTCCAGTGCCCACTGAATGGGCACCCGATAGCGCGACTTGGTGTACACCGGGGGTAACGCGATGCGATACCCGTTCATGCGTCGACCCTCGACCGCAAGCTGGAACGCGATGTTCTGAAAATCATTCGGCTTGCAGTAGGTGCCCCCCATCATCTCGTTGATGAGATTCTCAAACAGCGGACCGGCATTGGCCGCGATACCCGACTCGATGACCATACGCTCGATGCGCGGGTCTTCAAGACCGTTGATGAGCCGGCACAGGGTTGGGTTGACCTTGTGCTTATCCCAAGGGGTGTTATCGGTGAACCATGCATGCCCCAATTCGTGCAGTGCCATCGCAATGAACTTAGGCAGGGTCTTTTTTGGGATGACCTTGTTGTCATCCACGTTGGGGAACATGAACCGCGCCAACAACGTGCGCGGACCAACCTCGTTGAAGTAAATCGATGCGCCCTTGCCGCACCACTGAAAAGTGAGTTCGCTGAACGTCCAGTCGGACGCATTGAACACGCGCTCCAGCGTAGTGGTAACGCCCCGTTTGAAGTCTGAACCCAACATGATTAACCCTCCAGCGCGTGTTTAAACGCGGCCTCGTTGATGGTTGCGGTGTAAATACCGAGCAGTTCGACCGCCGTCTCGGCGGGAAACTTGTTGATGACGGCATTCTTGAACCCCGTCGCGACCGGCAAGCCGGCTTGTGTTGCATCAGCCCATGCGAACAGTTGGCGCAAGCTTGGGGCCTGTACCAGCAACCCCATCCGCGCTTTCTCCCGTGCCACATTGACTAGGTCAACGAGCATGCGAGCGGCGGTATCGCTCATGCCCGACCGCGAAGCAATCAGCGCGGCTTCTTCATTCGCCGGCAAGTACTCAAAGTTCAGCGTGAAACTGAACCTATCGATGAATGCCGTCGATTGCTGGCGCACCCCGGCAAAGTTGCCGTTGTCACCGTGGCCGTTGCTGTTGTCGGCAACCATGAACGCAACATGCGGGGCGACCGGGATGCGCTCGCCAGTCTCAGAGATAACAATCGCACGGTCACGAGTGCGCTCACATAACGCATGCAAGGTCGCGATTGACTGCGCCCGTGCAAACCCAATCTCATCGAGCAGGACAATCGCACCGGGGTAAGTGATTGCCTTGACGATTGACCCCGGCGTCCACACTACGGTGCCGTTCACAATGGTGTTGCCGCCAATGAACTCGGCACGCTCGGCACTCTCGTCGAAGTTGATACGGAACAACTTCCGTCCCAACCGCGCGGCCACTTGCTTGACGAACTCGGTCTTGCCAGTGCCACGCTCACCGGCTAGCCAGCAGTTGTGGGGCAACGGGTTCGACAAGGCGATGAGAGCCTGATGCAGGTTCTCAGGGTCGAACACGTAATCGTCGAGCACCGCCGGGGCATCGGCATCGCCCCAGAACTCGACCGCAAGGTTTGAGAAGTCAACGAACGCCCCAACGCCTCCCTGTGTCGCACCGTAGGAGGTTATCGGGAACAGGTCACCGGCAAACTTGACCTCACGCACGGGCAGGATGCTATCGGCAACCTGACGCACTACCGCAGGTGCGGTTACCGATTTAAACGCCGCGAACGCCTCAGAGACGGCGCGGGACACCTCGCCAGCGACCGCAGTCGAGTCGACCTTGGGCACGGCGGCGCGAACCTCGGCAATCTTGCGCTCGACCTCGGCCTCTTGCCGAGTCACGGTCGCGGCGAGCGCCGCAGTGGTTTGATGCAGGTCATCCATTGTCCGCAGGATGCCTGACGCATCGAACGCAACGGGCGGAGCGGCAACCGCGACAACCCCTGCCTCAATTGCGGTGAGGCTAATCTGATTGCGCTTGACGCAGTCCTCCAGATAGGCGATTGCGTTGCCCTTGTTAGTAGTGGGCTGACCGCCGCACTGAATGATTGCCCCGTTCAGCTTCGACAAGGGGATGCGAGCGAGTTGGTTAACAATAGAAAGTGCCATGTCATTACTCCAGTAGTTATGCCCCTGAGGGGCTAGTGTCTTTATCGTGTAAACGTTGTGCCGTCATTGGGGCACTCAGGCAGTCCGGTCGATGCCCACTTCTCGGTAAGCCGAATCGTGTAGCCACATTCGGGGCACCATGCCTTGATGAGGCGTGTTGATTGAGGCTTGTGAATCAACCCTACGTTCAGGGAAGCGTGAGGGTAAGGACCGCAACCCTCTACCAGTGCGCCAACGTTGTCGCGGAAAGCTTGACCGCCTACCGTGGCAGTGGCCTTGCCCTCTAGCCAGAGGGCGCGAGCGGCGGCAACGAACGCACCCTTGTGACCTGCCCCCGGCGTGGCGGCGTGACAAAGTTCATGCACGAGAATCGCGGCAACCTCCATCGGCTCCGCAACAACAGGCGAGATAAAAATCTCGTTGTGTCCATCAGCACTGGCGGCAGGTGCCCAATGCTCACCTATCGCCTTGTTTAAACTGCGCGCCTTGCTCGATGGCAACCCGCAAGTGACGCGGATTTTCTCTGGCAGGGGAAACCCTGCTTGGTCGAACAGGGGACGCAACTCCCCGACAAGCGTCATCAGCCATTCTTCTCGATTCATTTTGTTCCCCTTGCATCGATATAAATTGAAGTACAACGTTCTATGTGGACAACGCCACGGCTATCGGTCCAGTGCTCACCGCAACCGGACGCCCAAGAAAACAATGCAAGGCCCAACCAAGCGCCAAGCAGAACAACGGTCAGGACGGCGACCGCCATCCTCAATGCATCTCTCAGCATGTGAATCTCCTCAATAGTTGTAGCTGGTTGAAATGTCGACCACGTACTCACGCTTCGACACGCGCTTTGCAGTGGCCGAGATGCTGGCGCACCCGCAACAGTCCCACTCATGACGGCACCCTGAGTGACTGAAATAGGTGTTGATTGCGCGGGTCAGGTCGCGACCCGCAAGAGTGGAAGGGGCGACAACGCGGTGACGGCGAACGCCGCCATCGTCGAAGTCGCGCGGCTCGCGAACCATGCGCCCCGCAAGCATCTTGACCTCGCCAACGTAGACCTCCGAGTCAAGGTCACGGTATGCATCGCGATAGCCGAATGAGGTCCGTTCGTACAAGTGAATGAACATAGTTATCTCCAGTAGTGAATCGTCATCCCCATGCACCGCAAGCGATGCATGAGGCTGGCAGGACTCAGTCTTCGTAGTCGTACTCTTCAGGGTGCCGTTGCGGTGGACCCTTGTAGTAGGGGTTTTGCACCCAAGTGTCGTAGTTGGTCAGAATCCATTGGCGGTCTTGGCGTTCATGCCCTACGTTGAAGGCGTATTCAGTGCATGCCTCGGCGTCGGTCGCGAGGCGGTCTTCGTAGTCGTACATGGTCATCCCCTTTTGGTACGTAGCAGTTGGACTGCGCGAATCTCGTCAATTTCAGCCCACAGTTTCGCCACGTAGGCTGGACTGTGAACCCCATCGCCCGCCTTCAGCGTGGCGTGGCAATCAGCCAGTGCATAGGCGAGCATGGCGTTGGTGTAGCGTTTAAATCTCATGGTCATCTCCTTAGTGATTGCATCCTGCTGACCCCTGAAGCAAGGGTCAGTCAGATGAAATCTCTCTCAGCCGTTGCAGTCAGCGTCCTATGTAGGTAGGTGGACGCTAGTCGCGAGTGGTGTTCTCACTCGGCTGGCTTGCCCCTCGCGGGGGACTCGGCACTCGCCACTCCTGTCACTGAGTGGGTCAAAGCGGTCGGGCGTCTCATCTCGTTCGGTTGCTTGGTCCCCATCCGGGGAGCAGTGCCTACTAGCCTTTGCCCGTCTCGGTCATCAACAACACAACCGAGAGACTGCATAGTAGCACTACTGTTTAAACAAGTGCAAGTGCCAGTGATGACAAGTTGTCGCAGGGTGACAACGCCACGTGCGTGCGCGTGTGTATGCGCGTGTATGCGTGACGCGCGCCTGATTTCTTTTTAGATGGCATCCAGATTCTGGACACCATCGTTCTAGGCGAGTTATCCACAACTGTATGAATACCCATATGCCTCGAAATCCCCCTTTAAACGGCCTCAGAGCGATTTAAATGCTTTTGCATACGGATGCCTTGGTGCTATCACGTTCGTCGATTCTGGAGGGTTTCCCAGTAAACATGCGGGTTCCAGAGGGGGTCTGAACCTGTATATCCGTACAGTGTGGATAAGCTGTGGATAACGTTATTAGAAATTGTCCACAGGCTATTCACAAGTTATCCACAGGGGTAGAATGCGAACAGGTTTAAACGGTACGAGCGCGTACCAAGTAACGAATGAGGGGTTGGTCCAATGAGCAGAGATGAATGGGATGGTGATGCTGGCGAGGACGGTCAGAGCGATAGCGTGGATGAGAACCCCGCATCAAGCACGAACGTTGCAGGCCCCGGCATCCGTAGGGAAGTACTAGAGATGATAGAGGGCACCAAAGAGAGAAAAAGAGTGGATGGAAAGGCATGGGGAGTGAAGACAGATGCACCAAGGATTACTCCTAAGATGAGGCAGTTCGCGTCCCTTGTTGCTCAAGGCAATAGTCCACGAGACGCATATAGGAAAGCCTATGCAGTGCGCTCAGATACGGCGGAGTCGACAGTGATTGCCAGTGCGAACAAATTGATGAAGGACTCGCGCATATCAGGACTCATGGAGCCCATCTGGGAGTCGATAAAACAGAACGTAATCGATGACGCAATCGCCACTAGACGCCACGTTCTAGAGCAGTTGCATACCCATGCATCAGACGCCAACGTGCGCACCAGTGACCGTTTAAAGGCCCTAGAACTGATGGGCAAAGCTATCGGCATGTTCGTAGACAAGTCTGAACAGAAGGTGGAGCAGGTCGACCCTGAACAGTTGAAGCGTGAGCTTGACTCTCACCTCAAGGCATTCAAGCTGAGAGCAGTTGGTTCCACGTGAAACGATAGTTCTGGTCTAGACGATAGTGCAAGCGCAGAGCATGATGCAAGCGCAGAGGATAGTTCTGGTCTGGAGAACATGCTAGCCCCGAGGATGGTTCTAGTTGGCGGTACGGACACCCACCGGTACCCCACCCCCGCGTATCGGGGGTACGTCCATCGTCACACCCTACACTCTATTCCACACATCCCATCACCACCTTCCCATCCCACACTATCACCCCTCGCACGAACACACTACCCCCAGAAGCACATCGTGCGTATACCTCCCCCCATATCGTTTTTTACTACTTGACTTGTTTAAACATAACCATAGAATACCCCCCCATACGAACGTTCGTGTTTCTACCGGGGGGGGTATATGTTTGAAAAGCAAGAAGGACTGACCCCTAGGCAGGAGCTAGTCTTAGAGTTTGTGCATGCGTATATCAAGCTCAAGGGGTATCCGCCTTCGTATAACAACATTGCACAGGGTTTGAAGTTAAAGAGTAGGTCTAACATTCATAGGCTTGTGCATACATTGAGGCAAAAGGGTTACCTAAGAGTGCAAGCTCACAAGTTTAGGAGTTTGAAGGTGGCCGATAAGGGCATTAAGAAGATACTTGCGCTATGAGCCTTATGAAGAAGCACGTAGTGCGTATGAGAAGGCTTCCATGAGCCTTCTTACAAAACAGGAAGTAAAGGATTACCGGAAGCTGTTAGACACGCTGCCGGCGAATCATCCTAATATCGTTAAGATTGCTCAGTTGCTTAAAGCGGATAAAGTTGAGCGTTGTAAAGAGAACTTCCTGCCGTTTGTAAAAGAAATGTGGCCTGTATTCATATCAGGAAGGCATCATCAAATCATGGCAGAGGCGTTTGAAAGAGTTGCTGCGGGCGATTTGAAGAGGCTAATCATTAACATGCCTCCTCGCCACACTAAGAGTGAGTTTGCCTCTTATCTATTCCCTGCGTGGTTTTTGGGTAAGTTCCCAGAGAAAAAGATTATCCAAACCGCGCATACAGCGGAGCTAGCAGTTGGGTTTGGTAGGAAGGTGAGAAACGCGGTTAACACCCCGGAATATCAGGCAATCTTTCCAACAAAGTTATCCACAGACTCAAAAGCAGCAGGACGTTGGAATACAAATAAGGGTGGTGATTACTTCGCTATCGGCGTTGGCGGAGCCGTAACAGGTAAAGGTGCAGACGTTCTAATCATTGATGACCCGCACTCAGAGCAGGAAGCAATGCTGGGCAACCCCGCAGTCTATGACCGCGTCTTTGAGTGGTACAACGCAGGACCTAGGCAGCGTCTCCAGCCGGGAGGTGCAATTGTGGTGGTGATGACCAGATGGTCTAAGAGAGACTTAACGGGTCACATCATCAACAACGCAATCAAGAGAGATGCAGATGAATGGGAAGTCATAGAACTTCCTGCCCTGATGCCTTCGGGTAAACCTTTGTGGCCTGAGTTCTGGAGCCAAAAAGAACTAGAGGCAATCAAAACTGAACTCCCTGTAAGTAAATGGGAAGCTCAGTATCAGCAGAATCCAACTTCTGAAGAAGGGGCAATCATCAAAAGGGAGATGTGGAGAGTCTGGGAAAAAGACGACCCACCTCCTTGTGAGTACATGATTCAGTCTTGGGATACAGCCTTTGAGAAGAGTTCAAGGGCTGACTACTCCGCTTGTACAACATGGGGCGTGTTCTATCATCCTAATGAGAATGGAGATGAGATAGCCAACATCATCCTATTGGATGCGTTTAAAGAAAGGATGGAGTTCCCGGCTTTAAAAAAGAAAGCATTAGAGATGTACAAAGAATGGGAGCCTGATTCTCTAATCATTGAAAAGAAAGCCGCCGGCGCTCCCTTAATTTATGAACTCAGGCAACTTGGTATTCCTTTGTCTGAATACACACCATCAAGAGGCAATGATAAGATTGCCCGTGTAAACGCAATATCGGATGTATTTGCCTCTGGGTTAGTGTGGGCACCAGCTACCAGATGGGCAGAGGAGTTAGTTGAAGAGGTTGCGTCTTTCCCTAACGGGGACCACGACGACCTTGTGGATTCTACAAGTCAGGCTCTTCTTAGATTCAGGCAAGGCGGTTTCATTAGGTTGGAATCAGACATGAAAGAAGAAGAGCCAGTGTTTAAACGCAAAATGGCGTATTACTAATGTCTATTGAAAAATCTCTCTACGCGGCACCTGAAGGTCTTGAGGCTCTCGATGATGGAGAGGAGCTAGATATTGAGGTTAATGACGATATTGAATTGGGCTCAGACCAAGAGCCTCCAGAAGAACCTATTGGGTTTGATGAAAACCTTGTAGAGCACCTAAATCCGGGGATTGTTGAAGAGCTTGTCTCCGACATCATCTCTGACTTTGATGATGACATCTCTTCCCGTAGAGACTGGATTAAAGCTTATGTTGACGGTCTTGAGCTTCTAGGACTTAAGATTGAAGAGCGTATGGACCCGTGGCCCGGCGCTTGCGGGGTCTACCATCCACTTCTCTCTGAGTCTCTGGTTAAGTTCCAAGCAGAGACAATCATGGAGATTTTCCCTGCCTCGGGGCCTGTAAAGACCGAAATCATAGGCAAGGAAACCCCAGAGAAGAAAGACGCCGCAGCTAGGGTGCAAGCCGATATGAACTATCGGTTAACGGACGAGATGACCGAGTACCGCCCGGAGACAGAACGACTTCTGTGGGGACTGGGACTATCCGGCAACGCCTTCCGTAAGGTCTACGTTGACCCCGGTTTAAACAGGCAAACAGCTATCTTCGTTCCTGCGGAAGACGTTGTAGTGCCTTATGGTGCTTCTAATATAGAGACATCTCCTCGCGTCACTCATGTAATGAGAAAGACAGAGAATGAGCTTCGCCGTCTTCAAGTAATGGGTTTCTACGCCGATATTGACCTTGGCGAACCCAACAACACGATGGACGAGGTTGAGAAGAAGATTGCCGAAAAGATGGGATTTCGGGCCACCTCAGACGATAGATACAAGTTGCTTGAGGTTCAGGTAAACCTAGACATTGAAGGCTTTGAGCATACGGACGAAGACGGAGAACCCACTGGCCTAGCATTGCCATACCTTGTCACTATTGAAAAAGGCAGCAACAAATGTCTTGCCATTCGCAGAAATTGGGAAGAAGGTGATGAGACACACCAGAAACGCCAACATTTTGTTCATTATGGGTACATTCCCGGTTTTGGATTTTATTGTTTTGGTCTTATTCATCTTATTGGGGCTTTCGCCAAGTCTGGTACTTCTATCATTAGACAGTTGGTTGACGCCGGAACTCTTGCTAATCTGCCCGGAGGCTTTAAAACAAGAGGAATGCGGGTCAAAGGTGACGATACCCCAATCGCCCCCGCAGAGTTCAGAGACGTTGATGTCCCATCAGGAGCAATCAAAGACAACTTGATGCTGCTTCCTTACAAGGAACCAAGCCAAGTCCTCCTAACGCTCTTAAATCAGATTGTTGAAGACGGACGTAGGTTTGCTAACACCGCAGACCTACAAGCCTCTGACATGTCTGCCAACGCCCCTGTAGGCACCACGCTAGCTATTCTAGAGCGTACCCTCAAGGTGATGAGTGCGGTCCAAGCCCGCATCCATTACTCAATGAAGCAAGAGCTTCGTCTGCTAAAGAACATCATCGCAGACTATACGCCCGAGGAGTATGAGTACGAACCAGCAGAAGGCGACAAGAAAGCCAAGAAATCTGACTATGACATGGTGGATGTTATCCCTGTGTCTGACCCCAACGCCGCAACTCTGTCTCAAAAAGTTGTCCAGTATCAGGCAGTTATCCAACTAGCACAGCAAGCCCCGCAACTGTATGACTTGGCTTATCTGCATAGGCAAATGCTTGAAGTTTTAAGTATTCCAAATGCAGCTAAGTTAGTTGCACTAGAAGACGACCAAAAGCCAATGGACCCAATGTCTGAAAACATTCAGGCAATGAAAGGCAAACCCCTAAAGGCGTTTATCTATCAGGACCAAGACGCTCATATTGCAGCGCACCAAGCGTTTATGCAAAACCCGGTGGTAATGCAAACCATTGGTCAAAACCCGCAAGCCAACTTGATTATGGCGTCTCTGCAAGCGCACATTGCAGACCATCTAGGGTTCTCTTATAGAGCAAAACTAGAGAAGCAAATGGGCGTCACGATGCCGCCGCCAGAAAAAGAAATGCCTAAAGAGCTTGAGGTTGAACTGTCTAAGCTTATTGCTGTTGCATCGCAGCAATTGCTTCAGGCAGACAAAGCCCAAGCCCAGCAGCAGCAAGCCCAGCAACAAGCTCAAGACCCACTTGTACAACTGCAACAAGCAGAACTACAACAGAAAGGGCAAGAGATTCAACGCAAAGCAGCAAAAGACCAAGTTGACGCTCAAATCAAAGGGCAACAACTTCAGATTGAAAGGGAAAGAATCCAACAACAAGCGCAAACAGACGCAATGCGTATCCAAGCGCAAACGCAACAGGCCCAAGCCCGTAATGAGCATGACCATGACCTTGAAAGAACCCGTTTGGGGGTTCAAACAGCCATTGAACAAGCCAGATTACGTAAAGGTCAGCAATGATTGATAAGTACCTACGTCTTCTAAATCAACAGATAGACGACAAAGTTGAACTTCTGCGTGAGGCAATCGGAAATGGTTCCGCTCGCGATTACGCAGAGTACAAAGGAATGGTTGGTGAGGTTAAAGGTCTACTTACCGCCCGTTTAAACGTAACAGACCTACTTGGAAAACTTGAGGAATCAGATGACTAAACTCGTATTGGCTACAGAAAACGGCGAAGTACCTGAAAACGCCGAAGACAAAGCCAAACAACTACCCAGACCAGCCGGATATCACGTTCTTTGTGCTGTCCCAGAGGTTGAAGAAGAGTTTGAAAACGGACTTATTAAGTCTGCTTCTACTGTTCACTATGAAGAAATGCTAACCACAGTGCTTTTTGTGGTGGCATTGGGTCCAGACGCATACAAAGACCCCAAAAAGTTCCCTTCCGGGCCTTGGTGCAAGCAGGGAGACTTCGTTCTAGTACGTCCAAACGCAGGTTCTAGGCTAGTAATCCACGGCAAAGACTTCCGTTTGATTAACGACGACACGATTGAAGCTGTTGTGGATGACCCCAGAGGAATTAAGCGTAAATAAGGAGCTTAAACATGGCTGAATTTGACAAAGAAGAGTTTAAATTCCCCGATGAAATCGAATCTGAAGCCAAAAACGAGGTTGAAGACGATGATTTTGAAGTAGATATTGAAGATGACACCCCGGAAAAGGACAAAAACCGGGAACCTTTGCCTAAAAAAGTGGCAGAAGAACTCTATAACGATGAGTTAGAGGACTATTCAGCCAAGGTAAAGGGCAAACTTGTAGCTTTAAAACGACTTGCACACGACGAAAGACGCGAAAAAGAGCGTGTTTTGCGTGAAAACCAAGAGGCTACAGCTCTTGCAAAACGTCTATTTGAAGAGAATAAACGCCTAAAAACGTCCCTAAATGACACTGAAAAGGTCACTCATTCCACTGTTTCAAGGGCAATTGAACTTGAATTAGATGGCGCAAAGCGGGCTTATAAAGAGGCATATGAGTCTGGCGATACAGACAAAATCCTTGATGCTCAATTGGAATTAAATAGGCTTTCCAATGATAATGAGCGTGTTAAAAACTATAGGCCAACCCCTTTACAAGAAGAAGAGTTTCATGTTCCAATAGAAGAACAGAGGCCAAAGGTTGACCCAACCGCAGTTCGCTGGCAAAAGCAAAATGCATGGTTTGGTCAAGATAAGGTGATGACGGGCATGGCGCTAGCCTTGCACGAAGCACTGAAAGACGAAGGTATCGTTGTGGCATCTGACGAATACTACAAACGCATTGACCAAACAATGCGACAGAGGTTCCCTGAGAAATTCTCTAAGGCACCAAAAAGCTCGATTGTTGCACCTGCAACTCGCAGCACATCCTCTAAGCGTATTGCTTTGAAGACCTCACAGGTCAACATTGCCAAAAAGCTTGGAATCACTCCTGAGCAATACGCTCGGGAAGTCTTAAAACTGGAGTCATAAAATGGCTGACCGTACACCTCGCAATCTTGAAACCCGTTCTGTTGAAGCCCGCCCTGAGTTTTGGCGTCCGCCAGAGCTTCTACCGGAGCCTGACAAACAAGCTGGGTACACCTATCGTTGGGTTAGGGTTTCTCTGAATGGCAATGCTGACCCCCGCAACATTTCCTCAAAACTGAGGGAAGGCTGGGAACCAGTAAAGCTAGAAGAGCAGCCACAGTTTCAAATGCTCGTTGACCCCAATAGTCGCTTTAAAGACAACATTGAGGTTGGTGGGCTGTTGCTCTGCAAGATTCCCGAAGAGTTTATGAAACAACGTGCGGCATACTTTGACGACATGTCTCGTAAACAGACGGAATCAGTAGACAACAATCTTATGCGTCAAAGCGACCCAAGGATGCCAATCTTCAATGAACGGCGCTCCACGGTTAGTTTTGGCAAAGGCAGTTAAACTTTTTGGAGCTTTAAATGGCTTATCCTGTTGTTACGGCCCCATACGGGCTAAAACCAGTCAATTTGATTGGTGGGCAGGTATTTGCGGGGTCTACTCGCATGTACCCGATTGTTCAAGCGTACGGCACCAGCCTTTTTAATGGCGATGTTGTACAAATGACCACTACCGGCACGGTAGCAATCACAACTCTGGCAATTGGCACAACTTCACAAGCCGCACAAACTGCTGTTCCTGCAACGGTTGGTGTGTTTGTTGGTTGTGAGTATTCGCCTCCTGCTGGTCCACTGTTTGGCAAACAACGCGCTCAGTACTGGCCCGCCAGCACAAACGCTGTTGACGCTGTTGCTTACGTTGTTGATGACCCTGACACTGTGTTCCAGTCGGCTGTGCTATCCATGCCAGCGGCTACGACTAACACGGCAACGGCTCTTAGCACGATTGGCTACATGTCTCCCATTTTTGTGGGAACTAACGTGTACTACGTTGGCGCTAACGTTGGCAGCACCTCGACGGGTAACTCCACTGGTGGTGTAGTTGGTAACACTGCGGGCGCAAGCAATGGTGCCGGTAACGTGGTTAAAACCAACAGCAACACAACGGCTTTCCGTGTAGTTGGTCTGGTTGAAGAGTCGGCGGTTACGGTTGCTACTTCGTTGACTGCGGCGGCTTCGTCTACGTCATTGACTGTTGCTTCAACTGCTGGTGTTTTCCCCGGTATGCAAGTCATTGTTCCTGCCTTTACGGCTGGAGCAGGCGGTGCTGGATACAACACCTACGTCACGGCTGTGACAAGTTCAACGGCTGTTACCGTTTCGGCCAGCATCACTGCTGCAAGCGGTTCTGCTGTGGCATTTGTCGGATATCCTGAAGTTCTGGTTAAGTGGAACTTTGGCTATCACGGCTACTACAACGCTACCAGCGTTTAAGGAGTAACTCATGGCTATCTCACGCGCACAGCTACTTAAAGAGCTGCTCCCCGGTCTGAACGCTCTGTTTGGTCTTGAGTATTCTCGCTATGGCGAAGAGCACAAAGAGATTTACGAAACGGAAACCTCTGAGCGTTCGTTTGAAGAAGAAACCAAGCTGTCTGGTTTCTCTGCTGCACCAGTCAAAAACGAAGGCCAAGCCATCGCTTATGACAATGCACAGGAAGCATGGACTGCGCGGTACAACCACGAAACCATCGCTCTTGGCTTTAGCCTGACCGAAGAAGCAATCGAAGATAACCTCTACGATTCGCTTTCGGCTCGCTATACCAAAGGTTTGGCTCGGGCAATGGCTTACACCAAACAGGTGAAAGCTGCTGCTGTTCTGAACAACGGCTTTAACGCTGCCTACACGGGCGGTGACGGAGTTTCGTTGTTTAGTGCCGCGCATCCGTTGGTTTCTGGTGGCACCAATAGCAACACGCCCGCAACTCAAGTTGACTTGAATGAAACTTCGTTGGAAAACGCAGTTATTCAAATCGCTGGGTGGACGGATGAGCGTGGTCTGCTGATTGCAGCCAAGCCCCGTAAGTTGATTGTTCCTCCGTCGCTCCAGTTCGTTGCAACTCGTTTGCTCGAAACGGAACTGCGCGTTGGTACAACCGACAACGATGTGAACGCTCTGAAGAACAATGGTTCTATCCCAGAAGGGTATACCATTAACCACTTCCTGACGGACACAAACGCTTGGTTCCTTACCACGGATGTGCCTAACGGCATGAAGCACTTTGTCCGTACCCCGCTGCAAAACTCCATGGATGGAGACTTCGACACGGGGAACGTCCGTTACAAGTCCCGTGAGCGTTACAGCTTCGGCTGGTCTGACCCGCTCGGTATGTACGGCTCGTCAGGTTCAAGCTGATAGTAAGAAAGGGGGGCCAAAAGCCCCCTTTTCTTTTATATGTAGCTATGGTATAAAGTTTAAACCTAGATACCCGACTTGCTGACTGACTAGGCAGACTTCCCTCAAGAGACAGCAAGTTTAGATTTGAGGATTTATTATGGGTTTCGCTTCCCACCTTGGCCCTTGGCTACTTGGCACTAACAAGTACACAACGGGCACGACCGCTGGCACCATTCAAAACATGGGCGCAACGATTGTGCTCCAAGACGCTGACTACACCACTCCTTCTGGTGTTTCTACTTCCGCTGCTTATACTGGCGCTACTACGCTCATGGCAGTCCTGCCAGCAGGGTCAATCATCCATGCAATTATTGCGGATGTGACGACCGCGTTTGTCGGTGCTTCGGGTGCAACCACTTTGACGTTCTCGACGGGTAACGCCACCACTGGTTTGACTAGCAACTTTGCATCAGGAAGCACGTTAGGGACACTTAGTGGCACTAGCACACTCTCCGCTGGACGCTCGACTATTACGCCAAATACGACCAATATTGCGTTGTTTAACAACGTCGGCACCACAGACCTCATTATTAATATGGTGTTTGCCACCGCTGGTAACTATACGTCTGGCGGTTCGGTAAATGTACAGATTGTTTACGCTGTACGTGGCTCTGATGGCGTAATGTATCCGACTGGTTTCCAGAACTAAGGGGCTAACATGCGCCCAATCGTTTACACGATTACTGGTGGGAATGGTACGCAGACCGCTTCTCAGGTATGTGCAATAGACTATTACATTTCTCCGGCAAATATTGCTTTGAACGTAGTGGTCACGGGGACAATTACCTATACGGTGCAGTACACGTTTGATGATGTGTTTGCTGCCGGGTATAACCCGAATGCTGGTAGTGCGAACTGGACTAATCATCCTACATTGGTCACGCAGACTATTACGAAAGATTCAAACATTTCGTATCCTGTGCGGGGCATTCGGCTTATCTCCCCGGCATCCCCTGCATCTACCGGCACTGCTACTTTGACCATCATCCAAGGTGGTGGAGGCGGATTAGCATGATTGCAACAAGCATTGACGGTTCTAACTCGACGCTTGACCTGCTATCGACGCTGCTTGCTGACCCGACTGTTTATGCTGACAAACTCAAGGCGCTGACCGAAGCCACTGCTGAAAACAAAAAGTATGTGGAGTTGGTCGGTCCTGTCTCTGAGATTGTTGCTATTCGGGCGCAAGTTGATGCAGACCGCGTAGCAGCAGCGCAAGCTCTATCAGATGCAAAAGCTCAAGCTATCAACATTGTTGGTGATGCTCACGCAGACGCTTCGGGTATTCTTGCAGATGCCCAAGGTCAAGCTGACACTTTGATTGCACAAGCTAAAGCTCAGAAAGACCAGTCTGATGCGGTGTTATCTCAGGCTGAGATTTCATTGGCTGATGTTAAACGGGCAGAAGCGGAAGCCAAAGCAGCAACGGCTGCGGCTAATGCACAAGCTCAAAGTTTGGCAATTGCACAAGCAGCAACTGAAGCCCTGCAAGCAGAAGTGGCAGACATCAAAGCAGCATTACTAGTAAAGACCCAAGCCTTCATTGAAGGGTTGTAATGTCAGTTGTCCTACTCACGGAGCCTTTCTCTGGTGGGGGTAGCGGTTCCGGTACTGTAACCTCAGTCGATGTTTCTGGGGGCACTACCGGACTAACTACATCTGGCGGTCCAGTTACGACCGCTGGAGTTATTACGCTTGCTGGCGTACTCAATGTTGCCAACGGTGGTACTGGAACGGCAACACCGGGATTAGTAGCCGGGACAAATGTCACGATTACCGGGACGTGGCCTAATCAAACCATAAATTCTTCTGGCGGGGGTGGTGGCGGCGGAACGGTTACTAGTGTAAACCTGTCTGCGCCAGCAATATTTACTGTTACCGGGTCGCCAGTAACAACATCTGGGACGTTAACGCTTTCGTATTCTGGCACTGCGTTGCCGGTTGCTAATGGTGGCACAGGTGCTACCACGTTGACTGGCTATGTGTACGGCAACGGCACCAGTGCAATGACGGCAAGCACGTCTATACCGACTGCCGCGTTAAGTGGTACGGTAACTAATGCCCAACTTGCAAATAATTCAATTACGCTTGGGTCTACTGCCATTTCATTGGGTGCAACCGCATCTACTTTGGATGGTTTGGCTTCTGTTGCTGTAACAGCCGACCCAACAACTGCATTTCAATTAGCCACCAAACAATACGTTGACGGTCTTGTATCGTCTGGTCTGGTGTATCACCAGCCAGTTCAGGTGGCAACCACGGCAAGTCTTGCATCAATTACAGGCGGGGCGGTAACGTACAACCAACCCGGCGGCGCAGGTGTTGGGGTTGGGGCAACACTTACGTTATCTGTTGCGTTAACGGTTTTGGATGGGTACACACTACTCAACACCAACCGAATTCTAGTCAAAGATGAAGTTAACCAAGCGTACAACGGTGTCTATACATGGGCAACTGGGGGTACGGTACTAACTCGGTCAACCGATACTGATACTTATGGTTCTGGCACAAGCCAACTTAGCCAAAACGATTATTTTTTTACACAAAACGGAACAATTAACAAAGGTACGTCTTACGTTGTAACTACAACTGGGACCATTACGTTTGGCTCAACAAACATTGTATTTGCGGAATTTAGTAACTCGCAGGTATACACGGGCACAGCGCCAGTCAATGTATCTGGCACGGTTATTTCTCTCAACACTGCATACGGAGATACTCAAAATCCGTATGCTAGCAAAACAGCCAATTATGTGCTGGCTTCTCCAGACGGGATTTCTGGAGTTCCAACGTTTAGAGCAATTGTTGCTGCCGACATACCAACGCTCAACCAGAATACAACTGGCACTGCGGCTAACGTCACTGGGACAGTAGCGGTTGCAAATGGCGGAACGGGAGCAACGGCGTTAACTGGGGTTTTGAAAGGCAACGGCACTAGTGCGTTTACTGCCGCAACTGCTGGAACGGATTACCAAGCACCTATTGCATTAACAACGACTGGTTCTTCTGGTGCAGCCACGTTTGTTGGGAACACACTCAATATCCCCATATATACTGGCGGAGGAAGCAGTGGGCCAATTCTTGAGTCTTACAGAACAATCAGTCAAAACTACACAATTACAACCGGTTCTAACGGGTTTAGCGTAGGCCCTGTCGTGATTGCTGCGGGGTTTGCGGTTACTGTTCCAACGGTTTGGCGTATTGATGGATAAAACATGAGTTCAATTAAACTTCAAGGCAATGCAAGTGGCGCTGGCACGCAGACGTTACAAGCGTCTGCAACTGCGGGCACACCAATCATTACATTACCGGACGCAACTGGGACTCTACTTGTCAGTGGCGGGGATTTAGGAACGCCCTCAGCGATTGTTCTGACAAACGGAACAGGGCTTCCGCTCACAACAGGTGTTACAGGCATTCTTCCTGCGGCTAACGGCGGTACGGGTGTAGCCAACAACGCATCTAGTACGATTACAATATCTGGCGCTTTCGGCACAACGATTACTGTTTCCGGCACAACTACTGTTACGTTACCGACGACGGGGACACTTGCGACTTTAGCCGGAACCGAAACTTTTACTAATAAGACGCTGACCAACCCAACGGTTACGAACTATGTTGAGACGCTGTATACGGCTAATACCAGTACGGCAATCACGGTGGACTTGACAAACGGTACGGTTCAGAACTTGACGCTGACGGGCAATGCGACGATTACGATGCCCACGGCTGTAGCGGGTAAGTCATTCATTATTATCTTGTCTCAAGACGCTACTGGAAGCCGGACGGTCACTTGGTCAACGGTATCATGGCCTTCAGCAACCGCGCCAACAGTCACCAGCACCGCGAGTAAAAAGGACATTTATTCGTTTTTCTCCAACGGCACTAGCTGGTTCGGTACCACTATCGGACAAAACTACACATAATGTTTGCTGCATCTAAATCAGGTAGAAGGGCTGTTGCTGCGACGGACCCGTTTTTTCGGTATGTTCCGTTGCTGTTGGAAACAACCAGCACTAACGGGCAGCAGAACAACACGTTCTTAGATTCCAGCACCAACAACTTCACTATCACCCGCAACGGAACCCCCACACAGGGTTCTGTGACTCCGTACTGGCCTGACGGGTATTGGAGTACTTATGTTACCAGCAGTACGGATTATGTAAACGTAGCGTCAAGCGCGGGTTTTGCATTTCCGGGTGCCTTTACAGTAGAAGGGTGGTTTTTTTGGACAAGTACCCCCCCTACTGGTTTGATGAATGGCGGGAATGGAAATAACTCTTTTGGTATGTACACTAACGGCGCGTACATTGGATTGAATATTTTTGGCGCTGGCAATATAGTAACAACATCCTCATTCCCCTCCTTAAATACATGGCATCACATTGCAATGACAAGGGACGGCTCAAATAATTGCATTATTTGGGTTGATGGGGTTAATTCTGCTAGCGCAGTATCGGCTCACAGTTTTTTGCAAAACGCTTGGCTTATATACAATAGCAGTGGTGTTGGTGGAAATTCGTACATTAGCAATTACAGAATAGTAAAAGGAGTTGCGGTTTATACTGGAGCATTTACTCCACCAACGTTACCACTTCAAAAAACACAAAGTGCTGGAACCAATATTTCGGCCATTACAGGAACGGCAACGTCGCTTCTTACACTTCAATCCAATAGATTGATAGACAACAGCACTAGTGCTCTTGCGGTCACTGCAACCGGAAGTCCAAGAACCCAAGCATTCCAACCATTCCCTCCCTTGGCATCCTATACCACTGCGGCGTATGGGGGGGGTGGGTATTTTAATGGCAGTACGGATGGATTAACTGCACCTTCTACCACTGCGTTTGCTTTTGGTTCTGGAGTAGATTTCACGGTTGAATGTTGGGTGTATCTTACTGCTTATAGTTCAGGAGGCGTCCTAGGAGGAGGATTATTTGGAACTAACAATGGTGCTGTCGCTGGATGGATGATTAATTCTGGACAAGACATAAACACCTTTCGTATTATTAGTAACGCTAGTGGCACTTGGGCAGACAACATAACTGTTTCTGCTGGAAATGGGCTACCGCTTAATCAATGGACACATGTTGCATTTGTGCGTAGCGGCGCAGTATTAACCCTTTACAAAAACGGAACTTCAGTTGGTAGTTTGTCAGGCGCATCTGCTTATAATTTTACATCTCCCAATAATATAGGATATATAGGTTATTGTCTCGAGGGACCTCGTTATGTTCCCGGATATATTAGTAATTTACGGGTGGTAAAGGGGACGGCAGTTTATACGGCCAATTTTACGCCACCGACTGCACCCGTAACAGCAATAACTAACACCAGTCTGCTTACCAACTTCACAAACGCAGGAATATACGACGCTGCGGTGCAAAACAATCAATTAACGGCGGGAAGTGCACAGGCCAGCACTACTGTATCCAAGTGGTCGCCGACGAGCATGAAGTTCAACGGGACTACGGATTATTTGACTGCGATTGACGGACCGCAACTTCAACTTGGCACTGGTGACTTTACGATTGATGGTTGGGTTTATGTCTCGGCAATTGGAGTTTTGTATGGAATTATCAGCAAAGGTACAGCAACAACTGGATGGTCTGTAAATATTACTACTCTTAATAAACTTCAATTTAGTTATACGGCATCTAACCTAACAGGTGCAACTTCATTGGCCGCATCTACTTGGTACTATTTTGCCGTTGTGCGGTCTGGAAGTGCAACTGGAAATTTAAAGGTTTACCTTAACGGAACGGCAGATGCCACAAGCGGCGGCGCTGTAACAGACGCATTTACTCAAACCAATACGTTGTATGTTGGCGCAGACCGTATAGGCACAAGCCTATTGAGTGGGTATTTGCAGGACGTTCGGATAACCAAATACGCTCGCACCATTACAACGCCAACAGCCGCGTTCCCAACGAGGTAATCATGCAACTTGCTAATCAAGACCTCATCATTAAAGACCACACAGAGTGGTTTCCCAACACTTCGTTTGGTGACCGTGGGCCAACGCTGGATTGGATTGCTGAAGCCGGGTACTACGTCATCTCGGTATGGAAGGACCACGACTACAAGACTGAGAAACTTGTGTCGGCTGCCCCGCATCTGCATGACGGGATGTGTTGTCTTGTCAATGTAGAACCCCTGACCGATGAAGAACTTCAGGCAAGGGTTGATACCCAATGGAACGCAATCCGCAGTCAGCGCAATCAGATGCTCAAGGATACGGATTGGACGCAGGTTGCAGACGCGCCGGTTGACAAAGCAGCATGGGCAACGTATCGTCAGGCATTACGCGATATCACCGCTCAGCTAGACCCGTTTAACATCACGTGGCCGAAACAAAATGGCTAAATCTCCTGCATGGCAAAAGGCAGAAGGGAAGAACCCCAAGGGGGGTCTGAACGCAAAAGGGCGGGCATCAGCAAAGGCTCAGGGAATGAACCTAAAGCCACCCGCCCCGAATCCAAAAACGACCAAAGACGAAGGGAGAAAGAAGAGCTTTTGTGCCAGAATGAGCGGCATGAAATCGAAACTTACTTCCTCCAAAACAGCCAACGACCCCGACTCCCGGATTAACAAAAGCCTTCGGGCGTGGAAGTGCTGAAATGGATACAACCATTTGGAATGCTATTCTTTCTGTTGGTGTAAGCGTAATTGGGTTTACTCTCAAAAGCGTATTTGATGAGTTAAAACGCCTTCAAGTGCTGATTAACAAAACACGCGAAGAAGTTGCCAAAGAGTATGTAACTAAACAAGAACTCCATGCCGACATGAATCGGGTAATGGATAGGTTAGACAGACTAGAATCCAAAATTGATAGGTTGGTAGCAAATCATGCCCAGCAGCAGTAAGAAACAACACAATTTCATGGAAGCGATTGCCCATTCGCCTTCATTTGCTAAAAAAGTTCACATCCCTCAATCAGTGGGCAAAGATTACGCAGCAGCCGATAAAGGCAAAACCTTCAGTAAGGGTGGCGACATGAAAGAATCTAAAGGTATGGTTGGCAAAGAAGTTGCTTTCTTTAAAAAGAAAGGCGCTCCCAAATCCATGATTAAGCATGAAGAATCTGAAATGAAAGGCTATGCGCGTGGCGGTAAAGTGCGCCGCATGGCTGCTGGCGGCACTGGTGACCCGTTTGAGTTAAGCGATACGGACCGCGAAAACTATGCAAAGAACGGCGCAGAGAATTTAAAACGCTTTAAAGGTTTCTTTGGGTTTGGTGATAAAGAAGAAGCTGCCCCTATTGACCGTTCGCGTGATGTTGACCGCACGGTTAAACCAACTGAAAGTTACACGCCGCGCCCTCCGCTTGGCATCACTAAAACCAAATCACCTCGTACATCTTCAGGCAACAGCGCAGCAGAAGATGAGGTTGAGCGTTTAGATGCGGCAATGATGGCTGCTTCAAGGGACAAAACTGCAAAAGGCCCTCAGTTCATAAGTTCTATCCAAACCAACGGAGGCGAGCTAAGTGGTGATGGGTTGTCTCCAATAAAAAAACCAAAAACACCCGTTAAACCAGCAATAAAAAAACCGGTTGGTTTTGAAAAAACGGAAAAAAAAGAACGGGTTATTACTGAACCTTCAGAAAAAACAAGCACAGGGGCAACGTTTAAATCTGACCTAGAAGGTAGGTTAGACCAAATGAAACCTTCGCGTAAGTTTGGTATGGCATCTGATGAAACCCGCGCATCTGTGCGTAAGGGGCTTGGAAGTTTTATGGATTTCTTTGACTTAAGCAAAGCTCACGAAAGAGAGTTTGGCAAAAAACTGGCTAAAGGTGGTAATGTGAAAAGAATGCGTTATGGCGGTTCGCCAGAAGATGGTATGGACATGGGCCAACCTATGCGTGGCTCTGCGCCTCTTTCTCTCCCTCCCCGTGGTCGCGGTATGCCAGCAGCAGGTCCAGAAATGAACCCAAATTCTATTGCTGCACTTCAAGCCAAGTATGGGATGCGTCCACAAGGCGGTCCTCCAATGAAAGCTGGCGGTTCAGTCAAAAAAATGGCTGAGGGTGGGTTTACCCGTGAAGCAGACGGTGTTGCTAAAAAAGGCAAGACCCAAGGCAAAATGGTTAAGATGGCTGGCGGCGGGTTTGTAAAGTCGGCTGATGGTTGTGCCCAGCGAGGCAAAACCCGAGGCACACAGGTTAAGATGAACCGTGGCGGGATGTGCTAAACCATGCGCCCTTCTCGCGGAATGGGGGCAATCAACCCGTCTAAGATGCCGGGAAAACGGGTTGTCAAACGAAAAGACAACCCGGATGATGTTGACTTCTACGCTAATGGCGGACCTGTTGGGCTTTATGCCAACATTCACGCAAAGCAAGAACGTATCAAGCACGGCTCTAAAGAAAAGATGAGAAAGCCCGGAAGCAAAGGCGCACCCACTGCTGAAGCATTTAAACAGTCAGCAAAGACAGCTAAACGATGACAACCTCCGGCACCGCTTCGTTTAACCTAACGTTCAATGAGATAGCAGAAGAATGCTATGAGCGTTGCGGTGTTGAGATGCGTAGCGGGTATCAGCTTCGCACTGCTCGCCGTTCTATGAATCTAATGACCATAGAATGGGCAAACAAAGGCATCAACTTATGGACCATTGAAGAGGGAGAGATTCCTCTTGTACAAGGTCAGGTTGCTTATGCTTTGCCGGCAGACACTATTGATTTGCTTGACCACGTAATCAGGCAGAATCAAGGCACCACCAATCAGCAAGACATCAACATTACCCGGATATCGGAGTCAACCTACTCCACGATTCCAAACAAACTTGCCCAAGGCAGACCTATTCAAGTCTGGATTAACAGGCAAACAAACGCTATCTATTCAGCGGGAATTACCCTTTCCTCTACAATTACTGCAACTGATACATCCATTACAGTTAGTGATGGTTCGGTACTTGGAGCGGCAGGATACATTCAGATTGGCAACGAACAGATTTATTACACCAGCATTCTTGGGAACACGCTTCAGCTTTGCAATCGCGGGCAGAACAACACAACTGCTGCGGCGCATACTGCTGGCGCGGCAATCTCAGTAGTTAATAGCACTACGATTAACATTTGGCCCACGGCAAACGCTGGGGGTTCATATACTTTTGTTTACTGGCGCATGAGGAGAATCCAAGATGCTGGCACAGGAACAAAGACCGAAGACATCCCTTTTAGATTCTTACCTTGCCTCATTGCTGGCCTTTCTTATTACTTGTCAGTCAAGATACCAGAAGCGTCAGACCGCGTTGCAATGCTCAAAAGCCAATATGATGAGCAATGGACTCTCGCCGCAGATGAAGACCGTGAAAAGGCTTCCTTGCGCTTGGCTCCCAGACAAATGTTCTTCTAATGGCAAATAAGTACGCATCTGGCAAGTTCTCAATTGCTGAATGCGACCGATGTGGTCAGCGTTACAAACTGAGTGAACTAAAAAAAGAGGTCATTAAGACAAAACTTTTTCAAATTAAAGTTTGTCCTGAATGTTGGGACCCCGACCAGCCTCAGTTGTCATTAGGACTTTACCCAGTCTATGACCCACAAGCAGTCAGAGAACCAAGACCGGATGTAAGCTACTATCAATCTGGAAACAGTGGGCTTGAAACAAACACCACAAGCGGCACAGGTGTTAATCAGAACGGGTATCCAGAAGAAGGAAGTAGGGTTTTTCAGTGGGGATGGAACCCGGTTGGCGGGGCTGCTTGGTTTGATTCGGGATTGACTCCTAACGATTTGGTTTTAAACTTTACGCTTAGTAGCGTTACAATAGGATAGAAAATGAACCGTAAAGAAGTTAAAGGCATTGCTGATGTCGAAGCCGCGAAGGCGGTCAAAGGGCATGAGAAAAAAATGCACGGCATGAAGAAAGGTGGACCCACCAGCCTTGACCGCAAGAAGTACGGGCGTAATCTGTCCCGTGCAATGAACCAGAGGTAATCATGGCATTCACTATGAAAAAAGGCGGGAAAGAGGTAGGAGGGGCTAGTGTCTATGCCAAGCCTCATACCGGCTCCAGCCCCGGTGTTGATTTAAGTAACTTTGGTTATGGCAAACAAAAGAAAGGCGACCAACTAGACGACATCAATATGTCTGTTTCGTTTGTCTCAGGGAAGCCCTATCCTGAACCAAAGACTACAGGCGTAAAAACCCGTGGCAACGGCGCAGCAACCAAAGGCACGATGGCTAGAGGCCCGATGGCATGACTTACATTGAACTGGTTGCAGCGATACAGAACTATTCGGAGAATAGCTTTGACTATTCAACGACGCCTAGTATCCTCAATCGGTTCATTGAGCAAGCTGAACAAACGATTTATAACGGGGTTCAGCTTCCCTCTTTGCGTAAGAATGTAACCGGGGTTACAAGCCCAGCCAATCGTTTCCTTGCTTGCCCTGCGGATTGGCTTTCAACGTATTCAATCGCAGTTATTGATGCAACAGGTGCATATAACTATCTTTTAAACAAAGATACAAGTTTTATGCAAATGGCGTATCCAAATCCATCTGATACTGGATTGCCTCTTTATTATTCATTGTATGGGCCGCAAACAACGCAACCGGCAGAACTAACGTTTTTGTTAGCTCCAACGCCTGATGCGGTTTATACAATGGTGCTTAACTATTTCTTCTACCCAGAGTCAATTGTTACCGCCGGCAACACTTGGCTTGGCGACAACTTTGACATTGCACTACTTAACTTTTCTTTAGTAGAGGCAATCACTTATATGAAAGGCGAGCAGGATATGGTTGCCTTGTATAAGGGTAGAGCAGACAACGCAATGTCCTTGCTCAAGCAACTGGGCGATGCCAAAGAGAAGGGTGATTCGTTCCGTGACCCTCCGCCTAAATATAAAGTCATATGATTACGCAGACGGTCACCACATCGTTTAAATACGATTGCTACACGGCGCAGCAGGACCTATCAACGGACACGTTGATGATGGCTCTGTACACTGCGGCAGCTAATTTAAACGCTGACACAACCGCGTATACATCAGATAACGAAGTTAGTTCTCCAAACTACACTGTTGGCGGGATAGTGTTGACCGGGGTAACAGTAAACACATCCGGTACAACCGTTTACCTTAGTTTTACAAATCCCACTTGGAACTCGGTGTCGTTTACATGCAGGGGTGCTTTGATTTATAACGCAACAAAAAGCAATAAATCAATTGCAGTGTTGAACTTTGGTTCTGACAAAACAGTTTCAAATAGCAGCTTCACTGTTGTTCTTCCGGCAAACACCGCAACCAGCGCATTGATTCGTTCTTAATATGTTAGTTAACACAATCCACGGTGAAATGGACGACTCTCTTCTAGTCAAGAAAGAGGGTTTGATAGATAATGACATTGAACTGACCACATGGGTTGAGTACTGGCTCAATGATGAGCTAGTGCATCGCTCTGTCCACGTTACCCTCAGAACTTCACCGTTTACACAGCTTGAAGCTGCGGAAATAGGATAAATCATGGCAAACACTCAATCCATGTGTACATCGTTCCTTGGGGAACTGTTGACCGCGACCCATAATTTTGGTGTGGCTCCTACCCGTGCTACAACCTCTGCCGACACGTTTAAAGGTGCTTTGTATCTAACGACGGCAACAATCAACGCAGGGACTACCGCTTACACCGCAACTGGAGAAGTTACCGGGACAAACTACACGGCTGGTGGTGTTGTAGTTACCAACGCAACAGCCCCGGCATCAGCCAATTCATCTGCTACCGCCGGCTCAGCCTACTGGACTCCTTCGGCTTCTATTGTGTATTCAAACGTCACATTAGGCACTGCATTTGACACAATATTGATTTATAACTCAACCCAAAGTAATAAGTCTGTGTCTGTTCACACGTTCAGTTCGCAAACGATTACTGCTGGTAATTTTGTTTTGACCATGCCAACAAACAGTTCTAGCACTGCGTTGATTCGACTTTCTACGACGTAAGGTGGAATGTGACGACAGGCTGGGGCGACCTTAGTTGGGGTAGTAATGGGTGGGGAGGAGATGTTCCCACCTATAACCAAGCCATAACTGGCGTTGCAGCGGCGGGCAATGTAGGGGCAGTGGGGCCGGGAAAGGCAGCAGCAATATCTGGAGTTTTAACATCTGGTAATGTGGGTTCTATGGTTCCAACCCGGTTTGTTGAAATTACTGGAACCACGGCAAGTGGAACTCTTGGCACATTTGGGTACTATTATTGGACTGCTATAGATGATACTCAGAATCCCAATTGGACCGAGATTACGAATTTTTAAGGATTAGAAATGGCAACCTCATATACCTCGCTACTAGGGCTTGCCCTCCCCGCTACGGGAGAGTTGTCAGGTACTTGGGGCGATACGGTCAACAACTACATCTCTAACTATATTGATGCGGCAGTTGCTGGCACACAAACAATCACCGCTGATACGACGTTAACGAAGACCACAGGGTCAAGCCTAGGTGCTACGTCATCTCAGTACATGGTGCTGTTGTGCAGCCCCGCATCAGCTAATATTACCGTTACCGCGCCCGCAGCAAGTAAAACCTACGTTGTTATCAATACATCAGCAACGTACACAGTAACTGTAAGAGGCGCAGGTCCTACGACCGGCGTAGTAGTTCCAACATCAGGCAAAGCTATCCTTGCATGGAATGGCTCTGACTTTGTAAACGTTGGTGGTGGTGTTGGCACTTCAACAACCGGCCAAGCATTGGTTAACAGCAGCGGCGCTATCGCTGGTGTTTCTCCCGGTACAAACGGTAACGTATTAACGTCTAACGGTAGTGCTTGGGTATCTTCCACCCCGGCGGCATCAGGCTTATCTCAAGCTAAAGCCACAATGATTTCTCTAGTCTTCGGCGCAATTTAAGGAAAGAACGTGGCAAACCCTAATCTTTTAGCCGCAACGACGGCATCCGGAACCACCACTTATTACACACCGTCTGGAACGACAGCGGTTGTGTTACTTGCAAACACCGCATCATCTGGGCAAGTCTTCAAGATTAACCAGATTGTTGCT